CCCATTATACTACTCTTTCAACTACGTCTACATTATCATGAGAAGCATTGTCATAAGTAACACGAATTGTATAAAGTAAGGTAGATCCATCATAGTATTCCCAATCATCTACCGTCGCGGATACGGCAGTACGCTCAATCTTATGACCTAATTTACCAGCAACGAATGAACCTACAGCGAGGGTCTTCTCTTCTTTATTATAAACTCGTTGAATAATCTGAGTTTGATCAAATTCTGAAGGAGATTTAGTTGAATCAGACATTATTTAACCTCTTCTTTAACTTGTTCACCTAATTGAGCACCTTTAGAAGATACCCAAGTACGACCAAAATGCAATCCTGCGCAGGCCATAAACATTTCAAAAGTCATACTTGTAGATTTTACTACTCCAGCCATTTCTAAACCAGAAGCAGCCCAACAGATAACAGCAGATACAATCACAAGCGTTAAGCTTACTGATTTATCTGCATTCTCTCGTTTAATCCAAATATGGTTAAGATCCATGTTAGTTACTTATTTTAGTAATTGTAAAATACGTTCTAGCATTAGCGCCATCAACATCACCATCGGTGTGAGGTCTTACAACATCACCAGCATTTAAATTAATAGTTGCAGTTACAGCAGAATAACCACCAGATGGAATAAATGTAATTCCTCTAAGACCATCGCTATATGCTAGTGAACTAGAATTTGTTGTTAATAATGAACTATTAACACTAATTCCACAATTAGAAGGTCCTCCACTTTTACTATCAGCAATAGTTATAGCATAGACACCAGTTTCATTGATTGTTAATGATGCTCCAGCAGTAGCACTATCAGCATAAGTAATTGCGGGGCCCACATTTTTTCTAATATTAGAATAGCGACGAATTTTAGTATTAGTAGAACCATGACCATTAGCTGTATCTAAATGTATTTCACTACGAGGAGCAGTTAATGTACCTGAACTTGTAGAAGTCCAACCAGCTACGGGGAAAATAATAGGACCAAATGCAAAACTACCGCCACTAGCTTGCATACTTGATACAACAGTTTTCTCAAAAGTTGTATTAGATCCAGACGAACCTGCCATATATAGATTAGCAGTATCTGATCCGTCATAAAAAATTACAGGAGATACGTTAGTATTTAAAAATGAACCAGTGCTAAATAGTTCATAAGACACACCGATTGAACGGTGATTAGAACCCATTTTAGCGGAATCAATTCTAATACCGTCAGGAAGAGCTAATGAACCGACTGCAGCTGAAACTGTACCAGTAGTAAAGAATCCCTGTAGATGAATTGAATCACCTACACGTTTATAATACCATGAATTATTACTTACAGTACCAAATCCCGCACTAGGAGTAATGGTAATAGGTGACCAATCGCTTAGAGAAAGAATTGGAGAAGTTCCGCCGCCTGAAGACCAGCCGGAGATTGGGACAATTGCCTGGATAGATTGCTCGATTCCATTTGCGGTAAGGGAACTTCCGGTTACTTTTGTTAGTCCACCTGATCCTCCGCCCGCTTGAACTCCAAAAGTTACATAACTAACATTAGATTCAGCTAAAACTTCAACAAAAGAAGCTCCAGCTTGACCTTGAACAAAATGGCCAACGCCTCTAATTGCTGGAAGCTTAGTAGAATCAGAAACAAGCGAGTTCGGTAGAGAAATACGAGCTTCAGTAGCTGTAGAAGTTCCAGAAGTAAATTTACCTGTAATTTCTACAGAATCACCAACTCGTCTCCACCAAAAACTTTGAGTACTTACAGTACCAAATCCCGTAAATGTGGGAGTGTAGCTCTGCCAATCGCTCATGGGTACGTTAGCTTGAGCAATATCAGGAGCTAATACAACGTCATCAAAATAAACATCTACTGCGCCAGTATTAGAAGCACGAGCAATATGTAAACCAACTCGAATTTGAGCAGTAGAAGTATTAGTAATTAAAGTACATACAACTCTACCAGAAGATCCACTAATTCCACTAACTACTGTTGGCGCAATTAATACACTATTAGTTACATCATAAGCATAAGGAACAAAATCAGAAGCTGAAATAGTTCCAGACGTAGTATAGGGGAAAGATAAAGTAAGAGCTTGACCGCGATATGCAGTAGGAATATTAACTAGACAGCTAACACCTTCACCTTGACGAGTAGCACCAGATGAAACCGTCATCTTAAATGATGCAACGCCATTAATTTCGTTAGTTGTATCACGAGTTATTGTAGTATTAGGAGAACCGCCGGTCATATCTACCGGAGTAGTTGCAGCAGCATCAGCATAAGCTGCCCAATCACCAACCGTTGCTTCAGCATTATAATTATCAGTCTTATCTGCTGCCCAGTTATTAGCGGCAGTATTGAGAAGCATTAAATTAAGAGAAGCAGTAAATCCGGGACCACCAGATCCTACTTCAGACTCTAATCCAGCACTATTAAGCTTATAAAGTTTACCATCGGATTTGAAATAAGTTTTATAGAAACCAGCAGAAGGATTAGATGGGGTAGAAGCTTGATCATCCCAAGTTACAATATCAGTTGTAGGAGTATTTACTGTAGGAGATGTTAGAGTTTTATTAGTAAGAGTTTGAGAATCAGAAGTACCAACTACAGAACCAGTTACACCGTGAACACCGGATGAAGCGCTAGTATGAGTAGTTAAAGCTGACGATGTAGCACGAGTATCAACGTCTGATTGAAGTTCATCTAGAGCGCCTTGTACATCAGTTGCAGCGAGGTTGCCAGAAGGTACGTTAGAAATTGCTGAAGCATCGTGAGCATCTGTAGCATCACCAATATGACCTTGAATATCACCATCTAGTTCATTAATTGCAGCTTGTACGTCTGTAGCTGCAATAGAACCAGCTGGAACGTTAGAAATAGCAGATGCATCATGAGCGTCTGTTGCATCGTTTATATGGTTATTAAGATCTGTAGTAGATGCTTTAGCATTTAGTTGAGTTTGGGCATCTGAAGTTAATCCGCCGATATATTGAAATTCAGTATTGGAAACGGAACCATCGGCAATCTTAGCTGCATCGATAGCAGCAGCAGCTTTAATATCGGCATTGTCAATGTTACTAATTGTATTAGAATCAGCATCGATCGTTTTATTAGTAAGGGTAGCTGAATGTGCTTCAGTTACAACTGGAGATGCGCTTGTTCCATTGTGGTAATTGAGTTTCCCAGAACTATCAAGTACTTCCATCTCTCCTTTAGAGTCAATAGCTGTACTAGAGACAGGGATTAAACCAAGAGCACGAAGAAATTTCCTAATATTTACCACTTATTACTCCTTAAGTCTGTTCTAAAGCTCGGGCTTCAAAGGTGATTTTACCACTATGAGAAGCTCCAGAAAGCGCTGTAGTTGAAAATTGAATTTGACCATTATCGGTCATATTAAAGCTAATTTGAGCACCACCGCTAGTTCTAACTTGGCTAACAGTCCACTTAAATCCCACTGAGTTATTAGGATTATAAACCGCAATAATATCGCCAGCTTCATCTGCATTAGCTAAAGTAGTTTCACGATATACTGCATATCTAATAAAAACAGCTCGAACGTTAGAAGTTGAAAATGATAATGCCGGAATATCAATATTAGAAGCTGTATTATATGCATCTAATGAAAATGATTGAGGAGCTACGTCAAATGCTCCACTAGTAATAGCCAATTGCTCAGCTACAGCCTCGGCAAAAAGAATTACAGCGGGAGCCCAATTAGGAGAAGTTCCGCTATCTGGAAAATCGATTATTGTCGAACCAATAGTAATTTGAGGCATCTAATATAGTTGTTAAAATATTTACAGAAAGCTGAAAAAGAAAGGGGAGCCCGAAAGCTCCCCCATCTATTTGATATTGTTAACTAATTATTAGGTAGCGTTAACAATTGCGTTGATGAGAGTGCTCTTACCGGGAGCGCAGCAGAATACTGCTTGGTCGGTATAGAGACGAAGCTCATAGCCAGCAGAGTTTTCGAGATCGCGGAAGAACTCTTCACCCTGACCAGGACGCTTGAAGGAAACGTCTTGGGAACCAACACGCATCCAGTCTTCTAGATTTAGAAGGAAAGCATAACCCTCTTTGATATAGATAGAAGGATGAATTTCGATTTCACCGTTCTGGCTATGGAAAAGAATGGATTTAGCACCCATTTCAGCCTTTTCCTTAGAGTAGCTACCATCGTAGCGACGTAGAGCGGCTTGATCGTTCATCATGTTAGACCAGGCACGTGGATTTACGAAAGCCACGAGCTTACCATCTTGACCCTTTTCTACGCCACGAGCAGCAGCAAGATTTAACTTGTTGAAGCTAAGGGCAGCAGAACCAGCTGGGTAGGTATTACCTTTGAAAAGGTTATACTGAGCAGCACTGATATTGAAAAGAGTACCAGTGTTGGTTAGGATCTTGTGTACGCCAGGGAATTCGTTACCATAAGCACCTTTATGCCAAACAACGTCACCTGAAACGAGGGTGCCAGGGTTAGCATTGAGGGTAATAGTACGGTTATCCATGTCTACAGAAGAGATAGTGAACTCACCTTTAGAGGTAGCACCAGAGCTATCGCGGATTTCGATAGGCATTCCTTCACCACCAGCCCAGATACCAGGAGCCCATTCAGCAGTCTGAATGGTTACAACAGTACCAGAGTTGGAAGCTACTACACCATAGCCCATCTGACCATAGAACATCTCGATTTCGAGCTTCTTGGTTACAGAACGGAGCATGTTGCTTACAAGATACTTGGTAGCATCCATGAAAGCTTGCTTGCCACCTTGAGCAGCGCGGCTAGCAGCAGTATAACCTAGAACTGAACGAAGCACGAGGGGATAACCACGTACTTGAGCGTCCTTAATTACACCAGCAACAGGGCTGTTAAGGTTGAAAGCATCTTCATCAGAAGAGGCGAAAGTTACACCATGCTCAAGACCAAGGATTACAGGCTGGTGATAGAGGTTACCAGGCTGTTTATCTTTAGGCATGAACTTAACAAGATTAAGAAGCTTCACGCCATCTGGAATGAGATCCTCGATCTTATCTGCATAGTTTTCTTTGAACATCGCATTCAAAGAACCGGAAAAAGTATTATTAGCGGCCATTATTTAGTCCTTTCTTAAATTAAATTATTCAGCTACTACGTACTTAACAATTAAGCAAGCATCGAGGTTAGCAGCAGATAGATCTACACCAGTGTCACAATCGAGAACGATTTTATCACCAGCAGCAGTGATACCGTCAGTATCAGCAAGCTTGCAAGTATCAACACCATGAGCAGTTCTACGGATTAGTTGAGCAGAGAGAACCTTACCAACAGGCTCTCCTACTTTAATCATAGCTGAAAATAGACCGTTAGCATCGTTTTGAGCGACAAATGATGGAGTACCATCGCTAGCATCTAGAGCAGCAGTAATTTTGTTAACACCTTCAGTTCTTAGGAAAAGAACAGCAGGATCATCAACGGCAACAACAACGCTAGCGGGCGTGGCATTACCAGTAATAGCGAGACGAAGACATAGTTCTTGCACTTTTAGCTGTGCATTAAGAACATGCTCGTTTTTAGCAGAATAAGACATTTTTTAAATACCTTTCTAAATTATTATTATTAAACCTATTTATTTGCCAGCGCCAACGCCATTTAAAGTGTTCCTCGCCCATTTGGTTACGAAGAAGCCGCAATAGACAGCACTATGCATTAAACAGTTGTTAATTATTTTTCAGTTTATATATCTTTTTTAATTGACTTTTTCTAAGTATTTGAATTAATAGAATTTTTTATATCTAATCTTCCAAGACTCATTTTCATAAGTCCCATCAAAAGAGTTTCGTTTAAAATTGTTTTCAGATTTTGTTAAATATTGAAGATTCCACGGAACATTCAATCCGCTAATATTCTTACCTTGAAGTGGAATTATATGATCCACCACTGAATCAACTGGGCAATTTTTATAAATTTGTTCTATCTCATTTAAATATTTTTTAAAGTTTCTATTATTTCTATTTAATTCTTTAAGTCTTTCTTCCGATCTAACTTTTCCCGGATTCTCTTTTCTCCGTTTTTTCATATAGTTAGACATATAATTAGAGTTTTCTTTTCTCCAATTTATTAAATAATCATTTATTTTATTAGAATTTATCTTGCGATAATTATTCTTTTTCTCTTTATTTTTAAGTTTATATAATTCTCTATCTCGGGTTAAACGAGATTCTCTATTAGCATAATAATATGCTAAATTATACTCTTTAGTTCCAGACTTTAACTCCCCGGCCTCTAAACGACCGAGGAGGTCAGAAATTTCTTCTTTAGTTTTCATTAAACCTTAAAAAAATCTTTATATGATAGTTTCTCTTTAGGAGTTTCATCAGTTTTAACTGAATTACCAGTTTCAACTACCTTAGTTCCAAGAGCTTTTTGAGCAGCCTGAGCTTTAGCTACACGACGCTTACGTAGTTTATTAATAACTTGTTCACCAAGAAGACCTTCAATAGTTTCCTCATCAAGAGAAGCAAACATCTCTTTAAGGTCACTATTCATCTCTTCGCGAACAACGTCTACTACGTCATCTGGAGTAACATCATGACCAGCTTCTAGAGCCACGAGCATATAATCTGCCATCTTTTTAACAGTATATGGAGTTTTAGGTAGCCCAGACTTATTAAGAGCCTGTTCCATCTGAGTATCATACTGTTGGAAAGCTTGTTCTTGTAGACGAGCTAGTTCTTTCTGTTTAAGCTCTTCTTTTTCACGCTCGCGCTCGGCTCTAATGGCCTTAAGTTCATTCTCAAGGCGCTCTTTTTCAATTTGTTCGGGTGATTTCTTAGCTTGTTCAAGCTGTTTATTGATATAATCTTCAATAACTTGGTCAGGATTCATTCCTAGCTCTTTAATAGCGGCGAAGGGATCTTCACCTAGAGCTTTCATAAAGGCACTTACTTGTTTTTCAAGTTCAGCCTTCTCTTGAGCGCGTTTTTGACCGAGTTTAGACATTTGAAGCTCACGTACAAGACGCTCTTCATCATCTAAATCGATTTCTTCTTCTAATTCTTTACCATCAACCTTAAGTTTTAGCTTTTTAAGACGTTTTTCAACTTCTTTAGCCTTTTTTTCCTCTTTTTTAGAAAGTTTTTCATCTTTTTTCTCACCTTCATTAGAAGAATCTTCGAGTTTAGCCTCGATTTCTTGCTCTTCGGGGGAAAGTTCAGCACTTTCTACTTTAGGTTGTTCAGTTACAGGGGCGGCAGGAGCTGCAGGAGCAGCATTTTGTACTACTTCAGACATTTTTTACCTTTCATTCCATCCTTACGGGTAGGAAATCAGTGATTTATCCAGGGAATTCTGGGTAAAATCAATTATTTAGCTAAATTCCTAGCTTAAAATTACTGACCTTGAGAACGACGACGGAGAAATTCGGCCTTCATTTGCATTTCTTCACGACGTTTAGCTTCTTCAGGAGAAATTGGTTGAGGAGGAGAATAAAACGGCATTCCAGTTTCAGGATTAATGCTATTAGCTCTAGCTTTTTCAATTGAAGCGCGAATAGCTAGTTCAGCATCAGCTTCTGGATCCGGTTTAGGTGGAGTTATATCCATATTAAATTCAGGTAGATAAGGGTTTCTAGAAGACCCCGGAGTTGCGGGATCACCAGTATTTTCCCTAATACTCTTTTCAACTAAAGCTCTCCGCTCTTGGGGAGTTAAATCTTCAAATCTCGGCATTATTTCTTCTCCTTTTTCTTAGGTTTTTTCTTACCTGAATAAGTTTCCTTCATCATAGGCTTTAAGACATTAAATGTATTATATGCTGACATTAGCCCCTCTTACCTGAAAGATAAACACTTAAAGCGCCAGTGCTAGAAGTGAAATCATAAAATACACGAACATAACGGTAATGAGCACGATCAATATTAACTAAATCTTGACCAGCAGCTCCACCAGCAGCTTGAGTATCGATATTTACAAAATTAGACCCATCATTAGATGCTTGGACTATAATATTTCCAGCAGGAGTTCCTGTCCATATTGAATGAACTGCAAACCCAATAAGTTCAGAAATATCAATAACTTCAGAGGTTAGATCTTCATCCATAACCTCAGCGTTAAAAAGTTGTTTATTAATTTGAAATATTGGTAACATAGATATTCCTTAAATAGTTGTTAAAAAAAGATAACTTAGGAGAATTAAGTTACCACCGAGGCTTAAAATGAGATATTTCTTTAATTTATTATTTTGTAATTGGTAACGATTTTGTTTAAAAGTTAAAACTTGATTTTCTTTATTTTCACTTTTATTTTTAAAACTTAGCTTAGCCATTATTTATTACCCATTAAAGTATTTATTATATCTTTAGGATTTATAAGATATTTAACTTTATTAAAAGTATAACCAATATCAGATAATAATTCACATATTAACTCTGAACAAATATAACCTTTTAAATCATTAAAATGTAGAGTTTGGTTAGAAATATCATATAAAAAAATTTGAATTAGTTGATTTGTCGAATATGGTTGTCCGGCCAGGTCAATACATTTCTTACTAAATTTGATAAAATGTTCATTATCAATATCTATCACTATTTCTTCAACAATTTCATTATCTTTTAAAAAATTATCATATGCAATAAAATGAACCATTCCATGAGAAGCTTGATATACAATATCTCTATTTTGAGTTATTAAATGCCACTTAACAAATACATGTGAGTATGGAGCACCTATCCACCACCTAATTAATTTCGATCCTAATTTATTATTTCTAGATGCTCCAATAGTAATTTGCATATATTAATCTTTAACTTCATGTAACCAAAGATTACTTGAAATATATTTTGTACTTTGTCCATTATTAGTATATTGGCATCTAACAACCATTCCAAGATATAAATCTGCGTCATAATTAGATGTATTTTCGTACTCGCCAGAAGGCATTTCTACATTAAAACCAAATTGATTAAGTTGATAATTTGAACCAGGGGCACCTGAGTAAGTATTATTAGTAGTATCTAAGACATAGTAATTTATAGTATCGCCCAAATCACAACCAAAAATCTCAGCCCCTGAGAATTTACATGTATTATAAGGAACAATAAAGTCAATATTAGTAGTTTGCCCTGCTACAATAGTTGCATTTACCCCGTGAACTCTCTTATATAACTTTTTACCATTGGGTAGAGTTTTAGCTGCAAATGGTTGAGCAGTTGAGGTTATTTTCTTATTTCCCAATGATTTATAATTACTATTGAAATCTATATAATCTGCAGTTCCTGCTACTAAATAAGATTTAAGAATAAATCCAGAATAAGTAACATAAACAGCATATGCACCATTAGGTTCTAAAGTATAAATCCACCCAGATTCCGTGGATGTAATAAAAGTTTTGAACTCTGTCCAACTTATTTCTACAATCATTACGCTTCTCCAAATACAGCAGACGCTGTTGCTGAAACTGTACCATTAGTAGCTCTAGCTCCAATACTAATCACATCATCTGTTGACATAATCATGGCTAATTCTTTAGTATTAATAAAGATATTTGACGACTTAGATAGGGCGATGGTATATAGAACCTCCCCTCCAGTTACAACTCCACCAGTTGAAGTTGTCATTACTGGAGTATCTTCATCTATTTCACTCCATAATACAGGGTTAGCAAAAGTTGGATTTAATCTAATTTCAAAGACGACAGGGTTTGTTGCTTCAGATGCACAAGTCACTGATTGTAACATAGAGTCTGTTATAACTAACAAATTATCAGCTACCGATATTTTCTTTAGTGCTACCACATTCGTTAGAGAAGTTCCGATACCGCCAACACTACCGAACGTAGAATGAATCTTAGTTGGAAAATCTGCAATATTCTCATGAAATCCCGACATAGATGCAGAGTAAACGCTTAGATTTGTCGTGCTTCCAGCACTTGCCGCAATAATTCCTAGTTTAAATTCTGGAATATCAAGAGATGGTGTAGTATTCGTATTAGAGTAATGAATATCATGAACTTTTAAAAGCACCCCAGTTTCAGGATTCTCTATAAAGAAACTTAACATACCATAACCTAAATATTGATATTGAACTTGGAATACATTTCCCTTTGTTGGATCGAGGATGAACGGTGAGTGGTCGTCACTTCCAGATAGTAAAGTATGATGATTCCAATCTTCTTGATAATACCATGTATCCACAGCATTTGTTCCTGCCCCAACTTGAGAAAAGGTTCCAGCCAAATTTCCAGTTGATGATACTGAATATGTTCCACTTTTAGCACCAATACTTGTAGCTTGGAATATTATTGTTGCTCCAACATTATACGCATTCCAGCCAGAAGGCAATGAACCATTAGCAATTTCATAAGCATTCTCTTCAATAGAACCGTTATTAGCTGATCCTGTTGCTGTTACGTTATATGCTACACCATTCAATGTGACAGTAACGGTTTGGGATGATGTTGCTCTCTGAGTTAATGTTAACTTTCGTATCTCTGGTCTACCGCCAGTTCTATAGAGTATACCGAACTGAGTTCCATTATAACCAAAAGTTAGCTCATTACCGATATTAAATAGTCCTGCCCTTTGTATACTATTCGCCACAGGAGTAGTGAATCTCGCAGTAAATCTACCCAAAGATCCAATGCCCGGACGATAAGACATAACCTTTTTTGAACGAATAACTCCATATCCACCAACGCTAGTACCGCAACTAACTTTAAATTCTCTCCCTGGATTATTGTCTATATAACCAGCAAAACTACCTGTACCTGATGTATATGTTTCAGTGATTCTCTCTGGAGTTCCTTTAAATGCACTAATATTAATATAAGGACATAATTGGGCTACATTTAATGCTCCGAAAGCAGTTTTAGTTAGGTCTAAACTTAATCCTTCATTATCACCTAAATTAATATTATGATAATCACCGTCTGGAGTTTCACCAACTAGTACAGCTCTTACCAATTCAGCATCACTATAATCAGTAATTTCGGCGGATAAATTAGTAGTTAGGTGTGACTTACTCTGTGTACCAAGTATTGTTTGCAGAGCTACAGTGGCAGTAGAAACTCCATTATTAGTAAGTTTTACTCTTACATATTTGGCAATTCTAGCCGCTTTATGAGGGGTTCCAGTATTGGCTGTAATAACAAAAGATAATGCTCTATGAACCGTGCTACCATCTGTAGAGAACTCTATTAAAAGCGTTGCATTCTGTGTGATGTAAGTCATTACATTAATATCAGAATAATTAGTAACATTTTCCCAAGTTCCAGTAAACGTTGCAGATGAAGCTAAATTTGAGTTAGAACTATTATATGTTGAAACCTTATCATTAGAGAGGATATTTACATTAGACGGAAAAATACCTTTTAATAAATCAATACCATCGGAAATAGATAAATCATTAGAACCATCATTTACAATAACATCACCAGAACCAACATTAGTAATAATGTCACTAGATGCTGCCCACAATAAATAATCTTGAGCAGGAATTGTATATTGTGTAGGAGAAGCAGGAAGTGATATTCCTGTATCAGAAATATTAATAGGACTTCCAGTTTGATTTTTTAATATTTTAGACATAAGCTTCTCTTAAGGAGTTAAAGTACCTTTAACAATTAGTCCACATAAAACATTTTTAGCGCTTCCAGAACCAATTTTAGCTGCAATTTGTTTTCCATATGCAACAGAAACATTTGTTGATAGACTTCCACTCCTAGCTGCAGTTATAGTTAATGTAGTTAAAAGAGTTAGATTAATTTCATTTCCATCATGAGAATATAATTCAACCGTATAAGTATTTACATCCTCATTATTTGACCATATTTCAGTAATATAAGCATTATATAATGAAATATTTCTACCAGCTTTATTACTTGGAACAGTTTCATTTAATAAATATGTACTAGCTGGTATATTACCAGATCTACCGAAACTAAATCCTGGGCTAGCCGAAGATGCGGCTGAGCTTTTTAATTCATCAATTGCAGCTTGAACATCAGTCGCAGTTAGCCCACTAGTAGTATTATCATACGGAGTTGATTTAGCTACTTCAGATTGAAAAAATGGAGATCTACTCATTATCCAATCTCTTGTATAATAGCAGTTGACGAACCAGTAGCAGTTATAAGAAATATCGCAACAGAATCTCCAAACGGTAAAGATGCCACTTGATTTTTAGCTAATCGAATTCCTGTAGAAGAAGTTACTCCAGAAGGTCCATAATAAATATCATTATTACCGCGATTTTCTATTATAATCATCTGGCGACCATTTAATGTTGATCCACCAACCTTAGCTTCAGTTTGTGAAGTTGTAATGTTAATAGATGCTGCTAAATAATTGGAATTATTTACATCATCGAATTGACCTGATTGCGAAATTCCCATTATTCTTTAGATTTCTTAGATTTAGAAGACTTAATAGGCTCTTCAGTTTTTACAATAGAAACTGGAGGTTGTTTTAATTCATTTAGGCGTTTAACCCAAAATTCAAATAAACGAAAGAAGGCGAGCGCTTCCTCGCCTTCCATCTCGAACTTACCCCGGCGCAATAGCTTAAGCGTATTTTCAATAGCAACGATTTCAGGGTTAAGTTGTTTATTCATATATTATTAAGCAAGCTCCATTACACGAACGTCTTGACCGGCAGTACCAGAAATTGCATGAAGATTGATACCGGGACCAATATCCAACTCAATAGATCCGCCAGCAAAAAGTTCAATACCACTAGCAGTAGTTACGCTAGCATCGCCAATATAAACCTTCTTAGAACCAAGATTTTGAACAAGAATTCGTTTACGGTTAGCTAGATCAGTTGCAGCTAGATCGGTTGCAGAAGTTCCAACTGAAACAGCAGCATATGCCATAGACTGATGAGTATCATTCATCCATAGACGACCTAGTGCATCAGTCTTAAATGATTGATAATCACCACTAGCTGAAGTTGAAGAAGCTAATGTATCTTGACGTACTGAAAGAGTATAAAGACCAATATCCCCAGATGAATGAGCTGAATCTTCAGCATAATCACCGGGCATATCAATACTAGCAGCTACTCTAAGTTCACCGGCAGCATTTACTTGAAGTGGCGAATAATCACCATCTGTTGAAGTTAATGAACCACCAGCATCATTACGAACTACTAGACCAAGAACACCAATATCACCAGAAACATGAGCTGAATCTTCAGCATAACCAGTAAGGCTACCAGGAAGCGAAAGAACATCAACCTGTAAATTACCATCTACGTCAGTCTTAATAGCTTGAACGTTAGTTCCATCATAACCAGCAATTACTGCTTGGTTAGTTGGGAGTGATCCACCATCAGCTGCGCTAAAATTAACAGCCACCTTCATAATACCAGCTGAAGTTACAGCAATTGGAGAATAATCCCCATCAGCAGACGTCAGTACAGCATTACTATCGTTTCTAACACCAAGAATGAAATTACCGAGAGCACCTGAAGAATGAGCTGAATCTTCAGCAAATTGACCAGGCATACTAGCAATATCAACGTCACCGATGTTATTATTACCAGAAGGAAGAGCAGCAGTTACAGCAACTTCAGCCTGACCAGAAGCAGTAATTGATAGAGTTTCAGTACCATCAGAAATGGCAATGTTATCTTGGGCAGCATCCAAATCTCTGATATCAAGATCTGTTGCAGTTACAACTAGACTAGTGTTAATAATATTAACATCTAATCCATCTTTACCGCCGACATTGGTATGAGTAAGCTCAGTACCATCGGCGCTAATTAGATATGAACCAACGTAGTCAGAATTAGCTGCGTCTGCTGGATCAAATACTAATTTATTTTTATTAATCATTTATTTCCCCTTTATTAAAAGCATCATTGCTTTCATATATAGTTGTTAACTCCATGTAATTATTTCTAAAACCTGAGTATTTTTATTAGCTTGGAAATACATTGTCAATGATGAAGTTAAATTCAAATTATCTTCAATATACTCAGAACCAATTGGAATTAATATATAATTTGTTCCAGATTGACCAGAAACGTAAGCAATATTTAATTGAGCATTTCCGCGAATCTTAACACAAATACGTTTAGTACCAGCGGGAATTGAAAAACTCTGCTCAACAGCAGCTGTAGGTATGCTAATATTTGTAATTACTGGAGTATTTACAGTAATATCTAAATTAGCAACATTAACATCTAATGCTTCTTTAGACCCAATTGTAGTTACTGTAACTTTCTTAGAACCATCTTCATTGGCAATAGCAATATTATCGCCATCTGCAGCATCTACTTCAACCTCTACTTCAGTATCTACAGCAGTTACAGTAACTTGTGCATCTACACGATGACGATCTGTAGATTCGTCAAATCCTCGTTGAAGAATTTGATTGGAATCTAATTGACCGGCATTTAGATTAGTAGGAGCTGGCACAATTTAATCCTTTAATAAAAAACAAGCTAAAAGTAAAATATTAAAACTTAAACTAACGAAAAACAAAGGCGCAAAATAGTTAAAAGCCGCTGGCTTAAATCGAACTTTACGATTATTTTTAGACTTAAATTGTATAATCTTACAGTCATTTTGCATTAGAAAGTACTCTAAATTTACGAATTCTTTCAGATTTTTCTAATTCTTTAGGCGTAGGTTTAGAATATTGACCATAAAGCCATTTATGAGCTGCAACGTCTTCTGGATTATTTTTAAGTAATTTACTCGCTAGGGTTTCAGCTAAGCGCTTTTGAAGTTCTGGATTTTGTTCGAGTTTTTTCTGAACGTCCTCTTTAGGCATATTCTGAAGTTCATTTACCGAATATTGTCGATCTAGGTCTTGAGCGGTTAAAGGCATTAATCCATAGTTACCAACCGCAGCAGTTCCCTTATGCATTCCGGCTTTCATTGGAACATGTTCAGTATTCTGCCCACTATTACTTTCTAACTCAGCAATTTTCTTTAGAAATTGCTGTAATTGATCAGCTTTATATTCTCGAACATCCATGTAATTAGGAGTTTTATAATCGTCCATTAATTACTCACGTTTCCCATAGACTGTTGTTGAAGTTCAGGATTAGGTAATACTCCAGCAGGAACTTGAGGCATTTCAGGATTCTGCTTATTTCCTGCTTCAGCTAATTCAGTTTTACCTTGTTGAGGAGGTCCACCCTGAGGAGGTTGCTGCCCTGGTTGACCGGGAGGTCCCATAGGAGGAGCGGGCTCCATCCCGGGAGGGGGAAGGGGTTGCTGACCAGTTAACATTAATAGTCTAGGATCCGTATTAGTTAACATGTCAATATGACCCTGTAAGTGATCCATAACAATACGAGTTACCTGTGGATTCATGCGAATATCTGGATCATCAAGAACGGCTCTATGTTCTTGAATATGGAATGCATGTAAGTCAGTAGGTGCAACAATTGGGTTATTACCTTCAGCTAACCACTCATTCTCACGACGAACTAGAAGTTGCTGACTAATATCACCTTCAAACATTAGATCTAAGCGCCCAGTATTAAGTACTTGGAAATATTGAGTAGGATCCTTAATAATACCCATCTGCATCATTTGCTCAGCCATTTGAACACGACCGGCAATTGTACGAGAAAGGGGGTTACCAATATCTACTACAACACGATTAATAGATTGAAGATCTTCTCCAGTAAATTCCTTAAGAAGCATCTTGTTATTTTTACCAACAAGAGCAGCAACTTTCGGAGTATTTGCATAATCTTTAAGAATCTGAATAATAGCAGTGCCGGTATCTTCTACAAGACGAACATAAGACTGCTGAAGACCAGAAACGAATTGAAGCGCCATAGATTGAACTAGAGCAAGAGCAGCTCCAGACTTAAGAGAAGCTTCAGGTTGACCGCGTGCTACTGAGTTAACTCCCGAAATAGTTTCAGCAGATTGAATTAACATATCTAGAAACTTAAATACTTCTGTAGGAGTTTCAGTTAAGTTTAGAGGCTCAGGTTTACTATTACCTTCAATAATATTCATTGAACCATGTAGACTATCAATAGAAATATCAGAACCACGTTGAACGAATAGGTTCTGAACACCGAACGCGCTCTGGTTAGTCATAATGGTTGAATATAGACCATCAATACCCTGTTGAATTGGAAATACATCAAACATTGGTGAATAACCATAAGGAGTTCCAAGGATTTCACCAGCAGATACGCGGAAAATAGGCATTAGACGGTAAGGAAGTGGCGTATCGAGCATTACGGTTTCGGTGTCGGCAAAAAGCATATACCGACCTTGAGGCATACTTTCAGTCTTTTTATGATAAAACTCATATACAGGAATATCATCAGTATTATCATTGGATAGAAGAGCCATACGATAAATGGAGTTATCTGATTTAGAAGGAATACCCTTAAGATTGTCGGCTAGTTCAGGATATTTAGCCATGAGATCAAAGCGATTTTTAAAGGTGCGGATCATATACCAGTCAAGCTTATGAGACTCGCGGGATCCATCGAACACTACATCGAATGGTGAAAGATTAGTAAATTCAATCTCCCCTTCTTTAATTTCAATACCATTTTCATCGATATCATATACATCACCAGATGTAGCATTCCACTCCATCTTAATGAACCCGGCACCTAAAATAATAGCCATCTCAACTGCGGTTTTAAGAGCATCCTCAAGATGCTTTTCACGCATATAATAATCAAGAATACCATTAGCTAAATATGTTTGAGCAATTGATTTATAATCACTATTAATTGCACGAGCTTCCATCGTAGGACGGGAAGACGTAATCATCACAAAGATATGCTGTGCAAGGTTACGGAAGTGATTTACGTGTAAACTTACTAATTCTTCCTGTTCACCAGTAAAACTAATCTGATGACCCCCACCTACAGATACTTCAAAACAGCCGTGGTATACTCGCCACATTCTAGCAAGTTTTTCAAGGTAGAAGTTAGCTTCTAATACGTTATAGAATGACTTAGATTTAGCTAAAAGGATTGAAGCAGTTTCTTTAGCATCTTTAGCAGCAAAGTAAACTGAAGTATCGCTCATTCCTAACATATTTGATTTATTACTCATATTTTATTTCCTTTTTCCAAAAACTTTATATAAAGCAGCAACAGATTGAGAACGACGTTGATCTCTAGCAAATTCCGCATTCTTAACAAATAAATCTCCACCACCTAAGTCATAATTTGCGGGGTACGGGTTCTTACTATATGAAATTGCTCTAGTCATGTAAATTAAAGCATCTACGAAATCATAATGACCATTATCAGGCGAACGCCCAAACGTTTGTTTATTTTTAGCTGATGACCATTTAACGTTATCTAAATGACGAATTAAATGCTTACAACGTGGATTTATAATGATTTTTCCACCACCAAGAAG